TTTTCTTTGATAACGGACTTCATATAGCTATACCTTTCATAGTTATTTCTTTCTTTCTGTTTATATAAGCTATCTCATTTCTTGGGATAGCTATGTGCGTTGCTTATATCCTACAAGTGCAACGCTAAACTTGCTGTTTAGATTGAGGGAGGGAGCAATATAACTAACAATATTAACTAATCCTCAACACTAGGATTCTCTAATTCATACAAAGCTACTAAATGTTTTAATCTTTCATTTAATTTGTAACACTTAATATCTTTAGTATCTTTATAAGCTAATGTTTCTTGTTCTAAAAAATATAGTTTTAGTATTTCTTGTAAATCAAATACTTCTTTAAAACTTATTTTGATGTTGAGATACTTTGTAGTCGTATCTTGCTTCTTCTGCATTAGATCTATGCTCCTCTATGTCGCCTGGTGAATCTATTCCTAGTCTTGTTATACCAGAAATAAATTCATTCATTTCAATTCTGCATTCTGCATAATCAAATTGCAACTTAGCTAGTTCATCTATTATATGTTGTTTGTATGCTGTCATTTATTCCACCATTGTGTTTTAGTTTCTTCATTCTTAACAATTTTGTAAGGTAATTCAACCTTGTTTGGCATATGCTTTGATATAGCAAAGAACAAACCTAGAATGATTCTAATTGGCAACATGATTGCAATCCAAATCCATTTGGCAGCAACATTCATTAACCAATTTTGTAGTTTATTTAGCATTGTTTTCTCCTTTGTTATTGTGAAACTCTATCCATTGTTTAGAAATAGTTTCTAATTGTTTCTTTCTTATAAGTTTATTATCTTCAATTTCTTTTTTTACATCTTGTAATATACAAGCATCTATATAACATTTTCTGTATAACATATTATCTGCTTTCATATTTACAAAAGCATGAGATAAAATTTCAATACATTTTATAGTTTGCTTTATTGTATTAACATTAGTTTCACCTAAAACTAATTCTTTTAATTTTTTAATATTATCTTTAATTATTTCATATTTAATAGTTATCATGTAGTTCCTTTTAAATTTCGGCAGCAACGCCCAATGATTTTCAACGCCGAACCATTTGAAAATGGGCTGTAACGATAAAAAAAACCCAGTACCCTGTTAAGAGTACCGGGTTTAATTGTTTATTATTACTTACCTAGAGCTTCTTTTAGTCTAGTCATATTGTATTCTTTCATCTGTTTAGTCACATCTTTGACAGGAGCTTTGCTTTGAGGCATAAACTTCTTACCAAAGGTAGTTTCATAACATAGAAGAAACTCATTCAATATAGACTTAGCTCTTTTGATATTAACTTCTTGAGCATCACGTCTAAAGATTAACTTGTCAACATTTAGCTTAGTGATCTCATTACCAACATCTTCTCGTAACGCAGTCTGCATAAGATCTTTTGTCTTATCTAGACTTTTGATACATTGTTCATGATGTCTTTGGAATACACCAATAATACTATTAGCATTCCATTCAGCTAACATAGACCAATCTGGATGATCAGCAAATGGTGATATAACTGTATTGAAAAAGCCAGTAACACCAGCTTTCATATCAACACAATCTAGTACATCTTGCATGTCATCTAGTCTGCTATCTGAATAATCTTGTTGATTTAATTCACTACCCATCATATCTAACTCCTTTAGTTATATTATTTATTTCGCTATCTATTTCACTAACTTTATCATAATCAGCTTTCATTATAGCTTCTTCTTTTAACATTGATAACTCAACAACTCTTTTTTTATCGTGTTCATCTGTTATCAACTCATAGTATTTAACGTACTCCATTGTAACCTTTCTGTTATCGTTTACTTTATAACCGACATGGCATAACGCATGTGGTTAAGGTGTGCAGTCATCATGAGGCAAAGCTTAATGATACAGTGCGACACAACGCACCCGAAGGGGAATCACCTTTAGGTGAGGCGTTGATGTCCCTTGCACTGTTCATTAAGGCAAACTCATGATACAAGCACATTAATCCACGTGTGTGGGGGGGACCCATAGCAATAGTGAGCAACAGCGAACGGTTTCTTTAGAAAATTGCGTATGGGGTTGTAAGCGTTGCCTTTGGCAACTCCTTCAGAGCAATCCAGAGGATTGATCAATGCGACCAGGATCGTTACCCTTTAGGGACAAGACCGAAGGGCTTGGGTGCTTTAGCACTAGAGCCTGTAAGTCGCCATACAAGATATAGTTATGTGAGTTTCCAATACCACTAAAGTTCTGTTATTTCTCTTGACACAATGAAATTAAATATCTACGTACCTATAAGGGTAGAATAAATAAGTGTTATGAAAGACGATCTTACAGAGAAACAACGAGCCTTAGTAGATACAATAGTAGCTACAGGGTGTAGTATAACAGAAGCTGCTAAAAAGGCAGGATATTCAACAGAAGTTAGTAAAGATTCAGCGAGAGTAAGTGCTTCTCGCACACTACGTTTACCAAAGGTACAACAGTATATGCAACAACGTATTGCACAAACTCTTGGACTTGGCGCAGTAAGTGCGAGTAAAAGACTTATCGAGCTGTCGAGTGGAGCAAAGAGTGAATATGTTCAGCTAGAGGCTAGCAGAGATATTCTCGATAGAGTAGGATTGAGAGCACCAGATAAGGTATCTCACAATATACAGGGGGATATTAAGATTAATATTGATTTAACGTGAGGCGTTGGTATGCACCCACACATCTACGACTAGCAGAGTCGGAGGGTGGGGGCAAAAATCATCAGCCATAGCTGACGAGGCGAGTCTCACAGACAACAGGGTTCAAAAAGGTACGCATGGCAAAACAGAAGTTCACACATTTTATACCAAGAGACAAGCCTAAGAAAAGAAAGGGCGTTCATACTAAGAGCCAAAACAAATCAGCCAAAAGGCAAAAGAAACAAACAAGATATAAAGGGCAAGGGCGTTAGCCTAAGTGCGTTTCAAAATTTTTTTTAGTTCTATAAGGTTCTTCTTTCCAACAAACAAAGGAGAGAACATGAATTACAAAGTTAATATATGGCAAGATGACACTCTCAAAAGAGAGATTGTATATTCAGCCGAAAATGATATACAAGCTATACAGATGGCAAGTGCTGCAACACCAGATGGATGCAGATCAACATACGAACAAGTAATGGAGGAACAATGCCCTACGGAAAAGGAACCTACGGTTCAAAAAGAGGAAGACCTGCTGCAAAAAGCAAGTTAACAGGAAAACAGAAATCATTACCAGAAGCTCTTAAAAAAAAGATCATTGCCAAAATGAAAAAGAAGTAATGGCGACAAAGAAAGAAAAAGAACATATGAGGTGGGTAGCTGAGCTTGGCTGCTATGTTTGCGAAAGACCAGCTAACCTACATCATATAAGACCCCCTGGAACTGGCATAGGAAGGCGTACAAGCCACTTCCACGTAATTCCGTTATGTCATGACCATCATCAAGGAAACTTCTCTATACACATGGCTAAGAAAGAATTTGAAGCTAAGTATGGTAAAGAAGAAGAAATCTTGCAAATAGTATTAGAAAGGGTAGAACAATTAAAATGTCGTTCCTCAATAATTTAAGTTTAAAAGATAGAAAAAGATTAAGAACTATCGTTAAGAATACACATCTTAAACATTATCCAACACACATGATAACAGACTATGAAGCTGATAAACTTGTAGAAGCTTTTGGTGAGGAAACAATATACAATCTGTTAAAAGCAAATGTTGGTGTAAATGTCGATTAATTTTAAATACAAACCAGAAGGTGATACTTTAAAAAAATTTATGAAGTCTGACGACTTCTTTAGAGGACTTCGTGGGCCAGTAGGATCTGGTAAGTCAGTTGCTTGTTGTATTGAGATCTTTAGAAGATCATTATTACAACAGAAGAATGCAGAAGGTAAAAGAAAATCTAGATGGGCTGTAATTAGAAATACAAATCCACAGCTTAGAACTACAACAATCAAAACATGGTTAGATTGGTTTCCAGAAGATACTTGGGGTAACTTCGCCTGGAGTGTTCCTTATACTCATAGGATCTTAGTTGGTGAACTTGATGTAGAAGTTATCTTCTTAGCTCTTGATAGACCAGAAGATGTTAAAAAATTACTATCATTAGAATTGACTGGCGTTTGGGTTAATGAAGCAAGAGAAATACCCAAATCAATTATAGATGCTTGTACTATGAGGGTAGGAAGATTTCCTAGTATGAGAGAAGGTGGAGCTAGTTGGTATGGAGTTATAGCTGATACCAATGCACCAGAAGAAGATCACTGGTGGCCGATCATGGCAGCAGATGTACCTGTACCAGACCACATCTCTCGAGATGAAGCTTTAATGTTAATCAAACCAGACAACTGGAGTTTTTATACTCAACCTCCTGCTTTGCTAGAAAACAAAGGTAAGGATGGATTTATAACTGGTTATGAAGATAACAAAAAATCAGAAAATAAAAAAAACCTAACCGAAAAATATTATGAAAATATTATTAGAGGTAAAACAAAAGGATGGATAGATGTTTATGTTTTAAATAAACTAGGATCTATTGAAGAAGGTAAACCTGTGTATCACAGCTTCAAAGAAGAATTACACATTACAAAAAATAAAATAGATTTAATACCAGGACAACCAATATGGATTGGAGTTGACTTTGGATTAACTCCTGCTGCAGTCTTTGGTCAAAGAACTACTACAGGTAAATGGAATATATTAAATGAGCTTGTTTGTTTTGATATGGGTGTAATTAGATTCTCAGAATTACTGAGAGGAGAGATAGCAAAATTATACAAAGGATATGAAGTTATGATCTATGGAGATCCTGCTGGAGATTTTAGATCACAGACAGATGAAAGAACTCCATTTCAAATAATGAGGAATCATGGATTAAAAGCTATACCTGCACCATCTAATGATGTTGCTTTAAGAATAGAAGCTGTTGATTCTACACTTGCAAGATTAGTAGATGGATCACCAGGATTTAATATGAGTACTGATTGTATCAATCTTAAAAAAGGTTTTAATGGTGGTTATCATTATAGAAGACTACAAGTATCTGGAGATAGATATGATGAGAAACCATTAAAGAATAGATACTCTCACGTTCATGATGCTTTACAATATTTAATGATGGGAGCTGGTGAAGGTAGAACAATGATGTCTGGTAAAATACAAACACAGCCAACTGTTGCTAAGAAACAATGGGATGTATTTCAAAAGCCAGGT